TAAGAGAAGATGGCTTTAAAATTTGTCCTAGATGCAAAACAAATTTCAAATTATTCGATGGCAAAGCCTATGTATGTAATGAGGGGATTTCACATAAAATGATTTCAAACAAGAGTGCTGCAGTTGATATGCGTAGCAATACTGTATACGCTGCATTATGCACAGCGACTAAAAAACTAAATAAAGATACAATGAAAAGTATTTATCATAAGCACGAAGCAGCATTCATGAATGCAAACATTGAAGTTTCTGATGAAGATATTTATAATTTTGTATTAGATAATATTGATTTATTTCTTGAAGATATTCTCTACGCACTATTCGACTTAGTTGATACGACGCTTGAACTACCAGAAGATTATATCACTGATGGTATTAATCAATATATTGCTAGTAACAAGGAAGAACTTGCAAAACAGTTAGTCGCAGCTAGTGAAGATGAATCTGAAGAGCCTGTAGAATTAGAATCTGCTATTGCAGACAAAGTTTATAATACAGCTAAAGATTTATTCTTCAATGATTATGGTATTCGTAATAAACTCGATGAAATCTATGAAAAACACATGGAAGTATATCAAGATGTTTTCGGCGCGCATGCTGTTAGTCCATCAGTTGAAACGATTGAACGGTATTTAACTGAAAATTATACTGGCGATGATATTATGTCTGATGTTGCATTAGCTCTATTAACGGATGAGCATGTAATGGATATTACAGACAATGAATCAATTCTTACATTAGCAGCTGATATGTTAGTTAATGATACAGATATTATTAATCAGGTCGCGCTAAATATCGAAGATGGCGTAAACTACTAATATTAACAAAGATAAGCAATCAATATGTTATTGCTTATCTTTTATTTTTATACTAGGAACACGAAAAAAGAGAGGTGAATAATAAAATGTTAGACGTAATTGAAGCTCCTAAAATGACTTATTATGTTAGAACAGTTGATAATTTAACTGGTATACATATATCAGAGTGGGCAAGTTATGAAACATCAATATGGTATTATGGAAAATGTAATTCAACATTCGGCAGCGAATCAGAATATGTCGTTGAATTTGATATATGGAATAATGAACCTGCATTCAATGCTGGTGATTATGCATATAAGAACGCAGATGCAGTTAATTGTAGATTGAATGTTGTACCTAATAATGTAGAGAATTCAGATACATTATTTAAGCTGACTGAACCATGGTTTTATTGTCGGTGTATGACGGCAAATTATAAAATGAGATATATGCCAGTGTCTAAGACAGCATATTTTAGTAATGTTGCTGGCAATGTTAACCCAACTCTTGTTGGTACGATACAGGGTAATTCTGACCATACGATATTACAGACGAAGCTAATCATACCTAAAACAGATATACTATCAACAGAAACAAGATATGCTTTTAATATTGTATTCTACTATGATTATCAGAATTAATAGGAGTTACTAATTATGAAATGGATTATAGAAAAGAAGAATGAAATATTAGAAGAAGGAAAGAATGAATTCAAGACGGATAACTTCGAACGTATCTTTTTATATGACGGTACGAATGAATATGGATTCTATAATGATGGCAGATTTTTCGTGAATCATACAGTATATGATTTTAAAATATCACCGGAGAGAATTATACCATTTAGATATAAAACGAATGAATGTAATTTTGTTAAAAGAATAGATACATTATTCGCATGTAACATTGGCTATCAAGTAACTGATAATGAGCAATACACACTATCAGTTAGAAAAGACCATATCTATTTTATTGCAGAAAAGAATGGATTAAGAAAAGAATTAATTATAAAGTGAGGTGATTACATAATGACAGAAGAAAAATTTACTGGATTTTTTATGAATACTGGTGGGTCAATTCAAAAGTCTATATTAGGAATGTTTTCTAATGTTAGTACAACATCTCATGATATAGTTATCGTCGGCGAACCATGCACAGCTACAACAGGTTATATCACAGATAATTATGATGGTGAGAGTATACCAGTAGCCGGTACAAAAGTATCATTCATAAAAGATTATCAAGTACTGGATAAACAAAAGAGTACATATACTGGCAACAAAATAATTTATGATTATGCCGTTACCGATAAGCAAGGAAAATATGTTGTATTTTTAGAGCCTGGTACATATACGGTAAGAGTTGACTGTTCAAAATATCCAGAATATTATGTGAATAAAGTTGTTGAAAACGGATTGAACGCACAATATTATCGTGCAATTAATTATTGTATGATTAGCAAGCGATTAGATGACACACTATATTTGCTTGGTGATGATAGACGTATTGTACAAGGAACCATGTTAAATGAATATGGAAAACCTACATCTGATGCATCTATTGTAATTACATCAGGTGAAGAAGTAATTACATTCATAAAAACAGATAAAGACGGCAAATATAGATTCTGTATTGCAAATGGTATTTATGATATACGTATTCGCAGTAAGTTACAATCTGTTGATATAACGAGAGGATTCGTATTTGATGATACACATGGATTTTTCATTAATGGTTTTCATGAAAAAGAGGTATAAACTATGGATATAAATATTAATCAAAAACGATTGCCAGCACCGACTGATATAAAAATTGCTTATACGAAAGTTGCTGGTCAATCAATAATTACATGGCCTGTATTATCAGTTAAGAATTATATTGTTAGTTATAATGTTTATCGTGGAACATCATCAAATGGAATATTTTATAAGTTGAATAAGCAGCCAATATCTAATAATTCTTATATTGATTATGCATTAGGACGAAATCCAAATACGACATATTGGTATAAATTATCCACATTATATAAAACTGATAACGGATTTGTAGAAGGCATGTTATCGAAACCAGTGCAATATCATGTAACAACTGTTGATAAATGGTTTAATAAAATTAATGAACGTAATATGTGGATATTAAAAAATACCGGACAATTATTTGATTTATATACTAGAAAATATGAAGGCGAAATTTGTCCAGACTGTTATGATAAAGCAAGAGGTCGAGCTGGAATGGATTCTTGTACAACATGTTTTGGAACTGGTTTTGTTGGTGGATATGAACCAGAAGTTCAATTATATTTACGTTTATCACCAGCTGAGGAATCTTTAGATGTTGCTACAGAAGATTTAACATATAATTCATTACCTTCTGCTTGGACTATAACACCGATAAAAGTTAATAATAGGGATTTATTAATAGGACAAGACGGAACAATATATTCTGTATTATCAATGTTTGAAGGACAAGCAGCTGGATATTTATTCCATCAAGAATTTAAACTTAAGACTTTAGACCCATACGATAACAGATATAACATAAACAGAGCAACATTAAGACCAGCATATTAAACCCTTTATTTATAAGATAATGATTAAGACAATATATCTCTTATATTATAAAGTTGTAAGGATAATAAAAGTTTTAATTTATTTTTTGTGTCAAAGGTGAAGTGGGATGAAAAGGGAAGATAGTCAAAGAAAGACAAAAATGAAGAAATTAAAGCAGGAAGAGAAACAGCAGTTTAGGGAAGATAGAAAGCAAGAGAAGAAATTCAAGCGTAAAGTCTTAGGAATTGATAATAACAAGTATTCTAAATAATATGTTATAAATACTTGCTATTATCATATTTTTGTATATTTATCATAATGCCTATTACATTTTATATTAAAAATATAGATGAAAATGCGTATATGTATTTTCAAATATAATTTTAGCTTGAATACATTTTAGAAGGTGATAATTTGAGAATAAACGGTTTAAAACATGCAAAAGATGTTGTCATTTATTTCCTGAGAATGTATTTTCAGAATAAACAAAATTATTTAAACTTGCTTCCAGATAACTTAAATGATACAGTATTTGACGGTATTGGGATATTTGATACCACACCAGAAGAACTAATAAAATTTCCATTAATAGTTGTATCTGGGTCAAATGGTAAAATGATAACGTCTGGACTTGGTGATTTCGCCAGCGAAATATATGATAGACAAGGCGACTTGGACGGGTTCTTATATGGCGGACAATATGAATTTTCTATGACAGTTGAGTTAGTAACTAGAACGACATTAGAAAGAGAAGTATTGTCTGATATAGTAACTTCTGCATTAAGATTCGCAATCAGACGAAAGATGGAAGCTCATGGAGTATTAATTACTGATATGCAATATGGTTCTGAAGCCACATTGAAATATGATAGTAACTTGGTTTATCAGGTTCCTATTAATTTATCAGTCTGGGCTGAATGGTATGATTCGTTTAAACTGTTACCTATTGAGAACATTAGTACAACGATGACCGTTACAGAAAAATAATAAATAGTGGTAATTAATAAAACATTTTACATACACATTTTTTAATCTAAAAAAGATTGGAGGTAAAAAATTATGGCTTATAAAGCTCCTGGCGCGTATGCTCGCTTCGTAAAAACAGCAAGCACAGTCGCAAATGCTGGTAGTTCCAGAATTATGGCTCTAGTCGGCACTGGCATAAATTATTATGAAATTGCTAATGAAACCATTAAAAGAAATTCAGATAGACCATACGATGCACTTGCTAATAGTAATGTATTTGAAATTATTTCAGTTTCAAGCAAACCAGTCTATTCAACAAAGAATACACCTGAAAATGTATACTACGAGCAAAGTACTGATTTTGAATTAAAAGATGGACAGAATCTCGTTTGGAGACGTTTATCTGATGATATTAATCAGCCAGAACTAGTAGTAGTTGATACAGACCCATTCATTAACGAAGGCTCTCGTGCATTCAATAAAAATTGTACTTATGTCACTGATGTAAATAATTCTTATTTCATGATTGATGCTGAGTATAGAATTGAAGTAACGTATGCTGCTAAAGAAGGCGGTTGCTATCGCATTATCAATGTAGATACAAACGAACTACTTGGCGAATATGTTTGTGGTAAGGAACCAAACACTGCAATTCCTGGTGTAAATCTTACTGTAACATCTACATATAAGTTACCAGTTGATGCACCAGTTGATTCTGATGAAAACGTAGTTGCAGCAGGCGATTATTTCATTCTTAAGACAACAGCTCTTAAAACTGAAATTGAAGCAACAGCTACAATCGATTCTAAATCTTCTGTTCTTGGTCTTAAGAAATCAATTAAATCTGTAAATGTCATTAATGAAAGTAAAGTTTCAACTGGCAAATATAAGATTGTAATTAAGAATGCAACAACAAAAGAATTCCAGGTATGTGAAATTGATATTGCTTCCGGTGCTGAAGTTGCGAAAGTAATTTACCCAGATGCTACTGATGCTACTGCAACAGCAACTTGGACCGAAGGCAACGAAGTATATGATATTATTCCTGGTGTAGAAGTTATTCTCGGTGCATTCAAATATACACCAGCAGATAACGACGGTCTTTATATCGATACTGTAGCTCGTAAAGTAGATTCTACTCTTCCAGGCGAAGGCGATTCCTACTATGTATCTTATAAATATCGTAAAGCAGAATCTGGTTATACTGCAAAACTATTTAGTGACTATGATGACATCGTTGCTGAATATGGTAACTACGAAGTAACAGCTTCTGGATTTGTAAAGAACAGCTTATCACTTGGTGCTGAACTTGCATTTGCAAATGGTATTTCTCAGATTATTTGTGTTGAAGCTAAAGGCAATTCTGATGCAGAATTCTGTGATGCAATTGATAAACTAAAGAGAACACTTCCTGGTGTATCTAATGTTAATACAATTGTTCCTCTTACTTCTTCAGCAACAGTTGGCACATACGCTGCAAACCATGTAGATACAATGAGTTCTTATGAAATGGGTAAAGAACGTATGGTATATCTTGCTGCTGGTATGAGTCAGCCAATTACGAAAGCTCCAACAGGCGCAGACCGTTCAATGGGTATTATTGAAACATGTAATGGTTATAACAACGAGCGTGTAGTATTTGTTGTTCCAGGCAAAGTAATTAAATCTGTTCGTGATGTTAACACTGGTATTTCTCATGATAGACCACTTCCAGGTTGCTATATGGCTGTAGCTGTAGCATCTCTTGGTCTTAAGAATGACCCAGCTGAACCGCTTACAAATAAGACAATTGCTGGTTTCAGTTATCTGCCAACCACTTACATGGAAAGCGAAATGAATCTAATGGCAAGCAACGGCGCTTGCATTATTATGCAGTCTGGTAATAATCTAATCGTTAGACATGGTATTACAACAGCTCCAACTGAAGTAAACACTATGGAAATTACACTGATTCAGATTAAGGACTATGTAATTGACGCTTGTCGTTCTTCTTGCGGTAAATTATATATCGGCCGTAAAAATCTCGCATCTGCTGTATCTGATGTAACGTATACAATCACTAATATTCTCAGCCAGTTTATTTCTGCTGAAATCATTATTGGTTATTCTAACCTCTCTGTTAAGCGTTCTTCAGAAGACCCACGTCAGATTGATGTTAAATTTGAAATCGAGGCTGTATATCCATTACTCTATATCAACATTACCTTCGGTTTCTCAGCTGTAAAATAATTTTTAAACGGGAAGGAAGAATATATTTTCTTTCCTTCCCACTTATATTTTTTAAACATATACGAGGTGAGATAAATGGCTTCAATTGAAGGGACAGACGCCTATGATTCCTATTCTAATAAAGACTTGAATACACATCGTGCATCTGGTGTAACTAGTTCTGGTGATGACACAACCAAACTAGCCATTACAAGCACGAATATACAGGTATATTCAAACGATATGAGAATCGGTTTCGTACAGAGCTTAACCCCATCAGAAAGTAGAACAATTACAAAAGTTCAGGAGCTTGGTTCTGAAGGTGTTGTTCAGTCAGTACCAGGTAATACCAATGGCGGCCAGATTGCAATCACAAGATTTGCTGTGTATAATGGTAACTTATGGAATGCACTTGGTTTAACACCAACTGGTAAATTTACTACAAGAGACAATCAGATTGCAGATTCTACTTCTAAGAGACAGGATTCGGGTACTTATGGTAACCCATTCAAAACTCTTAAAGACCAGCGTGTACCACTGGAAATTAAAGTAAAGACTGTAATGCCAGATAGCTCTGCTAATTCATACTACATCGAGACGTATGTTGACTGCTGGCTATCTTCATATACAAAGACTATTGCAGCGAATACAATCACAATTTCTGAACAGGCAACTATTCAGTATTCTGATGTTCGTTCAACAGTAGCAACCGGCGAATAATATGGAGGTGAAATAAAATGGCAAGTGATTATACACCGAATAACTTTTCGCAGAATACATCTACAAACACTCATAGATATACACGAAATGATATTCGTACTGCAGAGAATGATTTTAATCCACAAAGCTCAAACGATAACTCCAAACTAATGACTTCTACCAACATCTTCATTTATTCAAATGGATGTATCGTTGGTATGATTCAGAGTTTCTCAGTATCTGAGTCAAGACAGATTAATAAACTGCAGGCAATCGGTTGGGAAGGTGTCGTACAGGCAGTTCCTAGTAACACAAATGGTGGTCAGCTAAGTGTATCACGTATTGCACTCTATGAATCAAATTTATGGAATGCACTAGGCTTAACTACACATGGCGTACCATTCAATAAGCTTGGTAGTCGTGTATACGACAATGCGAATGCTGATGATAAAGAATCTTGGGATGCTCCAAACATTCAGTCTGCAGCAGACGGTGTTGCGACATCAAGCCGTTTAGTATTTAAGACTTTGAAAGACCAGCGTGTTCCTCTTGAAATTCAGACGAAGACACGTATGAAAGGTTCTGAAGAATCTTATTATACAGAAACATATATTGACTGCTGGTTATCTTCATATTCCCGCTCTTATTCCGTAGGTACAATTACGGTTGCAGAACAGGCAACAATTCAGTATGCTGATGTATATTAATAATTAAGTTGTATTATAAAAAAGTGTGTATATAAATCATATATACACTTTTTTTGTTTCGTTAGTTATGATTCAGCTATTATCGTTTATTTTAATAGTAGAATTTTATAAATAAAAAGGAGATGCAATTTCACTATGAAAAAAGCATTACAAGATTTAGTTTTCCTTGGAAGAGTTGAAGACACTTTCAAAATTATGGGTAAAGAATGGAAGATGCATACACTAAACGCATCAGACCAGCTCCAGGCAACAGCATCAACTGCGGATTATGATAACCTAGCTCGTGTTCAGGCACTAAAGGTTGCAATTCTAGCTCGCGCACTCGATTCTATCGATGATGAACCACTCGGTAATGTTGGTGAGACTCGCGCATTCTTAAACCAGTTACAGACAAACATTGTATTTACACTATACGAAAAATACGAAGAACTGCAGGAAAAGCAGAATGATACTCTTACGAATTATGAAGAAATAAAAAATTCACAGGAGACACCTTCGGAAGAATAAAGTATAAAGTAATGAAAGCCACTGGCTCTTTACCATCTGAGCAACGTTGCAAAGATATGAATGATGCCCAGTGGCTTTGGTTTTATTTTAATTTGCTTAAGGATGCTGAAGAAAACAGAGATAAGACTAAATCCGAATTAGATTATCTCGGCGCGTATATCAACCCTGAAGCAGCGAAGTATGTCTCCGAACAAGATAGAAAGCGCAAAGCAAAAGAAGAACAAGTCGAGCGTGCTGAAAAAGCAGCAAAAGACGCTGGTGATGATATTGATAAATATCGTAAGAATCTACCGGCATTACCTGCTGACCAGCAGTATGCAGACACAGCTGTAAATTCAGAATTTGAGAAAGAATTAGCTGATGCTCTTAAGGCTTCTGGTGCTTCTGCTGATGAATTAACAGAATTACCAGATAGTAAAAACGCCGGCAATGAGTTTGAAAGTAAAGAAGATTTCTTATCAAGAGTACAACAATTCTCTGATTTGGCTGGTAAAACCGCTGGCTATGAAAGCCCAAGAAAGAAAAGAGAATTAGATAACAGTGATTTATTAGAACATGACTTTACTAAATTTGCTCCGCCACCAGATGATAAAGAATTATTTAATAAACAGTTAACTAAGAAAATAAATAATAAGTTTGATTTAAACACAACATCTGTTAATTTTGATATAGGTAATAATGTCGATTATGATTCTTTAAATGAAAAGATGAAAGAAAAAGAATCTGAAATGAATATGGATATTATTCCTAATAATATAGAAACAGTTTATGAACAAACGTCAGAAGACTTAGATATATTCGGCGACGATGATGACGAATAAAGGTAGGTGAGATTAAACTAATGGCATCAGGAGATAAGAAAGGTTCAAAAGATACTAGTCAAGAACAGAGTAATATTCAAATGAGTATTACTGCTGAAAAATTAGCAGAAATTAGAAAGTCAGCTAATGAAACGACTAAAGCATTGAACGAAGTATTTAATGCAGTATCTGGTAAAAATGACGTTTCTAGAACATTTAATGATTTGGCAGATGGAATCCAGACTGCAGCTTCTGCTCTTGATAATTTACAAAGTAAAGTAAATGGTCAAGATAAAACATTAAATAATATTGCTTCTGTACAAGCACAATTTGATGGTTTACAAAGTGCATACGCTAATATTAATTCTAAACTTGGCGATTTAGTTAAATCTACCGATACATCATCATTAAATGATGTAGATAAAATTATCAGTAACATCGAGAAGATGGAAAAAAGTACATCTGATGTATCTAAATCATTAAAGAAATCGTTAAAAAAGATGGCAGAAGATTCTGGTAATACTCAAGAAATCGATGCCGCTGTAAAAACGATTGAGAATAATTTCCTAAATGTATCTGACGAAATAAAGTCTAAGTTTAATGAATTAATCGAAAGACAAGTTCAAAATATTATCTCAGGTATTCAAGCCAGTGCGGATTCGTCACTGGCTGCAATTTCAAATGGACGTGGTTTACAAAAGAAAATAAATCAGTCTATAACAAACACTGGTAATAGTGCAGCATACGCATATCAAGATGCAACGGTTGCACAACAAATGAACAACAATCTTCCGTTTTGGAATCAGTCTAATGCAAACTTTAATAGTATTGCTAGCACTGCTTCTGAGATGGGAGTTATGCAAACGAGATATGAGTCTGTATCTTCAAGGGTAAGAGATTCATATACAAATGCAGAACAAGAACAAGACCCAGAAAAAAGAAAACAGTTAATAAAAGATGCAAATGAACAATACCAAAATCTAGTTGCTATTCAAAGAGCAATGAACGCGAAAGCGAAAGAGCTTGGTAAACAAATGCATCTTGTTTCTCCTGATGACATTAAACGTTTAGGTCAAGAAGGAAAAGATTTAACAAAACATGTAAAGAATATACTTAAAGAAACATCTGCTAATTCAGGGCGAATGATTTCTTTAGGTGTTGCCTTTGATGTAAAAGATAGCGAAGAATCAGCAAAAGGATTTGCTAAAGATAAAGCCGAAATTGATGGTTTAAATAAGGCGCTAGAATCAACAAATCAGAAGACTGCAAATCTTGCTCAAACGGCAAAGAATGAATTATCTGATGCATTTGCTACTCTAAAAAAACCATTTAATGCTATTGGTAAATACTTGCCATTATTAGGTGCAGGTGGCATGTTCGGCTTAATGAACAATATCACTAAACCGTTACAATACTATAGTGAAAAACATAAGGACATGTATACTTCCATGGGCTCAGACGCCTATGCTGGTGTTCATGACTTAGGACAATCACAAGCTAATGCTGACGCACGCTTAATGCGTGGTAATTTGCTTTATATGGCTTCGGGAGGTATGATAGACCGTCGTGCAATCAATAACTCTTATAACTCTGCTATAAGAGAGGTTGGCGGTGCCTACGGTGCTTCCCCAGAGCAAGGCGCAGCAGATATTAATTCCTTGGTTAACAAGACTGCTTTAATGCAGAATGTAATGGGTATTGACCAAGGTACTATGAATAGTGCATATCAAACATTCTATAAAGATATGCGCATGAGTGCTGATGAAGCCGCTGAAGAAATCGCAAGATGTGCACAGACGGCTCAAGCATCAAATATTCCTGTAGCTAAATACTTAAAAATGATTTCTGGCTTAGCTCAAGATTTCATGAAAATTGGTATTGCTGGCGATAAAGCAGAAACAATCATGTCTAACCTTATTGGCAGAGGCATGAGAGCAGATGTTGCGAAAGAAGTAGCTAGCCAGACTGCCAATTCAATGGGTAGTTTTGCTCAGAATTATAATATGGTTGGTTATGCTGCAGCTATGCAAGGTATGGACCCATTCAAAGGTCTTGCTCTTGCATCTTACTCACATGAAGCAAACGGTGATGTAAGAAAAGGCTGGGCTGGCGATATGTCCAAAATGATGGACACTATGCTCAACCAATACAGCATGGCTTATGGTGATAATCCAGACGTAAAGCGCTTTGGTGTAACTGATACATTAAAGAAACAATTCGGCTTCTCACAAAGAACAGCATCTACATTAGCATCTTCTTATTTACAAGGCGATACAAAACAATTTGAAAAAATGTTTGAAGAAGCCATGGATAAGAAAGAAAATCCAAATGGCGCGCTTGAAGATATTAATAAAAAGCTAGCTGGCCAATTAGGACAAATGACCGGCCAGTTAGCAGGTTCAGACCGATTACATGCATTAATGGATGGACAGTTATATGCTGCTGCAGATTCTCTCGGTGCAAAGATGGATGGTATAATATCTAAATTGGGCCCAAAGTTAATCGAGCTGCAATATGACTTATTATATGCTGCATCGGAAATACTTGACTTTGCAGATAAATTCCTTAATTCTAAGATTTGGGATAAAATCGTTAAGCCTGGTATAAAGGCTGTATTAGATAACCCGGTTGCTGCAGCTGGTACTGGAGTCATGGCAATACTAGCAAACAAATTGTTTAAAGGCCTTGGCTGGCGTGGTAGTGAAAAAGCAGCAGCAGGAAAAGTATTATCTACTGGACTTAAGAATTTTGCCAAAGGCGGTGGTAGACTTGCAGCTGTTGCCGCTTTAGCATACGGTGGCTTTAGTCTAGCGACTAGCGGTAGTAGTATTGTACAAACAATTAGCGATTTCTTCATGAAAGGCAATGTGTTTGACAAAATTTATGATGTATTAAGTAAGATATATAGTTTCATTACCGGTAAATCAGTTGATGGTGACAAGAAAGATACACCAGGCGGTAGTTCTTCTATATTTGATATATTAAAAAATCTACCAGGTTCATCATTTGGTGATATGGGAATACTTGGTTTAGCTGGTGGTACTTTAGCTAGCAGACACCGTAGTTCAAGTAGTTCTTCTGGTGATTCTGCTGGAGGTAGTAGTTCTGGCTCGTCTGGAAGTTCTAGTTCTGGTAGTGGTAGTTCCGGCAGCGGAAGTTCTGTAACCGATAAACTTGGCGATATGGCTTCCGGGACTGCTGACATGAAGAAAGAATCAAAACAAGCAGGCAATGCGAATAAGAAAGCTGCCAGTAAAAGTAATTCAGCTGGACAAGCAGAAAAGAAAAAAGCTACAAATGTAAAGAAGAAAACCAGAGCGAATGAAAAAGCAAGAAAGAAATACAATAAGCAAGCTCGAGCAAAAAGTGCTAATGCAGCTAAGAACATAAAAGATGCAGCATTAAAGAATCATAAGAGTAAAACAAAAATGTTTGGCAAGCTTGGCGGTATGGCAAGTAAAGCTAAGAATAATTTATTCAAACTATTAGGAAAAGGTGTATCTGGTGTACTTGGAAAGTTTACAGCTCTTGGTACTGGTGCTAAAGGTATGTTCGGCAAAATTGGTGAAATACTAGGACCAATTGGTAAAGTTATTAGTGGTATTGCTAGCAAAGTTGGTATTGGTGGTATGGCACTTGGATTAGCTTCTGACGGCTTAAGCCATCTAATGAAGGGCGATGCAGTAGAAGGCGATGGTCTTAATTCTGTTGTCAATAATGCTTTACCGACTTTATTAGGCGGCGCAGGAATGTTTGTAGGTTCTGCCGCGGGACCATTAGGCGCATTAGGGCTTGGCGCTCTTGGCGGTATTGCTGGCGATGCACTTAATAATACAGAAACTGCTAAATGGGCAAAAAATAAAATTTTAGGTGTATTCGGCGATACTGACGAAGACCAGGATAGAAAACGCCGTGAACAAAAACCGTGGGCTTACGATAAAGAAGGCAATTATAATCCAGATAGAGAATCTGATAATGGTAGCTCTACTTCCAATGGTACCGATGAAAATATTGAAAATGAAATAAATAACATTGGTAAAGAAGGAGAAAGTGATAATTCTTCATTAGATAAAGAAGCTGAACAAGCGAACGCTGAATTACAGAAAGCTACTGG